CTGCGAAAGCTTGGGAGACCCTTGTAAATAAATTCTGTACTTAACCTTCCAACCCTGCTCGCTGGCTTGCCAGTTAAAAGCTAGGTTAGCGTGGGTGTTTATATCAAACTCCGCAGGAAAAACCACAGGAAATCTTACGCCTGACTGTATCAAAGGCAAGCCTCTGGTTTTTAACCCGCCATGCGTTGCGTCAGTTCTGCTATCGTCTACAAACTGGCTGACTGCAACAAAACCTGCATTACGACCTTCATCATTATCAGACACAGCAGCGTTAGACAGAATACCCGCAACCTTGGTAGAACTGTTTGACAACGACCTGCCCACCTGCCCGTCTGTTGCGAACTCCTTATAAACAAGCGTAGCACCACTATCAAAAAACAGGGTTGTATTATGTACAGGAAGGTTATCGTCTGTTACAGCCGTGCTACCTTCCTTAAAATTGTCTACAGTTATGTATAAACTTGTGGGAGAAGTGCTGAGTAGTTCTGTTGTTGCTGTTGAAGGGTATACTCCAGGTGGGTATCCGCTGGCGTTGTTTATCTTAAACGAGTGAAACGCCTCAAAAGGTTTATTGAACATAAGGTTCAAGTTTGACGGCTTGAGTTCTATCTTCGGTTCCGCCGAACAGTAAGCTTTTGTATCCACGCGAGACATGGCGAACTCGTTGCTGCCGTACAAATGCTTAACCCAAAAAGTCTTACTACTAGGATCATCTGTAATAGCGAACAAGTCTTGATTGCCAGCCGTAGTAGTTCCTACAGCCATGTCTCTTATCGGAGTGCAGTATGTATTTGCGTCAAAGACATCTATCGTCCCTGCGTTACCGTCTCCCCACGTAACTCCTGTGCTACTAACTTCCTGACGATCAAGACTTACAAACTTTTTTGTAGCCATGTCATAAACTATCGTCAGGTATTGTTCCGGTAAGTTCGTAAGTACGTGAAACAAAGCGTAGCCATCGTGAACTACTGCACATTGAAATGTTCCATCCTGTACAACGCCCTCAAATATATCGGAAATAGGACGAGAAAATATATCATTACGTGCTATGGTTTCAGACTGCTGCACAGCATTAAACGATCTTATACCATGCTTGTCTATAAAAGCTGAGTCGCCCAACAGGTCAAGATAAGCGTTCTGATTTACTGGGCCTGTTGAAAACAGAAACTTTTTTGTAAATGTAGGCTCTCCAAATATCGTGTTTACCCTATCTGGTTTTACCGCATAGCTGGAATTTGCCGCACCCACAAACAACTCATCAGTATTCATGGAACGCAAACACGTAATTGGATCGTTGCTTATTGTATAAGCTACAGCTTCAACTCCCCCGCTAGATTCTGCTGCGTGTATCTTATTACCGTTGTTATCTAGGGGAACCATGAAGTCCAGAGGACGACCGCTAACGCTATGGTAAAGCTTTGTTCCGTCAGCAGAAGCCATGTAAAGCTTGCTACCGTGAAATGCCATCTGCTTACCTACCGGCACGTACTCGCGAAAACCCAGTATACCAACTTCATCGTCTGCCACGCTACCTACCAGCGTACCTGCAAGAGCGGTATCTCCAGCAGAATTCGTATCACTAACAGTAAGCGTGGCTCCCCCGCTAAACTTAATAACAGAACCAGCATTAATCTGTACTGGTGTTGCATCAACAGTATACGTAGAAGTACCTGCGCTATAACCACCAGCGTTGTTTATGGTAACGTAGTAATTCTGCCATTGCTCGTAGCCCATAAGCTGACGACAAGTAACACTCCCGTCTGCTGCGATCTCAATTAAATTGGGCCTGTTCGTACCGTCCTGTACAACAATACCGGCTGCTGTTGGTGGTATTCGCTTTGTGTAATCCGACTTACCACCTGCGCTTGCATTATCCGAAGAAGCAGCCGCTGCTGCAAAATTATCATAAGACGGCGGAACAACTGCTGTGTACACAAACTCTGCACTTGCAGAAAGTTGTATCGTACCTGTTGTGGTTGTTACCCCGTTTGAGTATGCAGCAGGTTTCGTGTGAGTGCTGGATGTAGTCCATACGGTAGAAAACGTGCTGCTGTCTTTACCTTTCTTTAGGCATACGCCTTCCACAAAAACAAAAAACCAAGGATCTACAAAAATAATTCCTTGGATCTTTGGATCAGTTGCGCTGTAACCTCCAAGTGTCGGCGTAGTATCAAAAGCTTTCGCTTTCTTAACGCACTCCAAAGCGTCGTGACGATTCCTTATGTTATACGCAAGTCCATACTCATTAGTGCCGAGCCTAGTGTCATCGACACCAAGGTTCATGCCACCTGAAAATGACTGTTGTATAAAATCCATTAGTAAATTCCAACTGCTCTAGATGACTTTGTATACTTGTTAAGTAGGGATACAGAAAGTTTGTCGTGAGGATGCTTGTCAAACTTGACTTTTTGTAGCTGTCCGCGCTCAAGGTCGGCGTTACGTCGGCCAAGACTACGCGAGGCTTTCTGGTCGTATATACGAGCCTCCTCCATCTTACCCTGCTCCTCCAAGAATAACTGCATAACCTTGTTTATTAAAATATTGTCGTATCCGTCAGCCGGAAACTCGTCGCTGTCTTTGCTAAGGTAAGGAAGTTTTTTCTTATACAGAACCTCAAGCGTATGCTCGTCATCCTGCGTTGCCGTAGACTCCCAAGGGTACTCACTAACATCACAAATAAGATAGCGAGATTCTTTCTCGTTATTTGGAATAACCGCAAGCACGGTATCATCAGACTGCTTTATGCTAATATCATACGTACAAACATCAGACTTTATAACAGACTCTATAGACGTAAACGTAGTTGAAAAGGTGTTACTCGTTCCGTCCATCTCAACTTCTTCCACAAACCTTGATGAATCTGAGCGAGTTCCAACAACAGTCAAGGTTATTTCAGGCATGGACTGCGTAGCTGTAGCTTTTATTCCTGAGTAACTTGTTGGTGTTACTTTGAAAGGTTCGTAGCCACGCACGCGCCAAGTTCTGTCGTCCTGCTCTACGTTATTCCGAGAGTAGCGTTCTGTGAGGTTCGTGAGAACCCAAGGATACTGACTTTCTTTTTCCCGCATAGCTCGTATTGAGCTTACGTTACTTGGCAGGGCTATTGTCTTGTCACCTTGAACATAGAACGAGTCCTCGGTAAGACTGCCTACCATATCAGACTCTTCGTAAAGTTCTTGGGCTGCTTCGTTAAGGTAGTCCAGCATTATAGAACGCTGGTGATTATCGTTAGGATTTATTCCCAGCTTCTTCCCGACCCTATCCAGTATATATTCTACACTCATCTTGCTGTAACTGAACTTTTTGTAGGCTTAGTGCGAACAGTAACCGCGCTAACAGAACTTTTAGTACGTGCTGTGACCGCACTTACTGTAGGTTTTGTTCTGGGAGTTACTGCTGTAGTTGCCATTAATTACCTCTTTCTAACTCATACTCAAGGCGTGCTATCGTTCTCATTGCTTGTCGTGTGAAGTCCGGTGCGTGAAACGCTGCCTTCGGAAACTGCGGGTGTGCCGTCAGTTCCTTGACGTTCTCGTACTTCGGCGTCGTCTGGCAACCCGTGGATACGCATAGCGTTATCAATATGAGTAAGCTTGTCCTCATACCTCTGCGCTGCGTTTGCTTCTTTGACTGCATTTGATACTTGCACAAAAAACCTTTCCAAAGCGGGAAAGGCTTTGAACAACGCAAGTATGGCCTTAATTAGCCCCACTCGTATCGCTCTTTACACCTTTCCGTAGAAACACGGCAAGCAACGATGTAACAACAATGTTTATCATCGTACCCATTTCCATGTCTCCAGAGAAGTACGCACCCACAGCCGCGAGAATACCACCGGCTGCCGTCATGTATGTCTTTTTACCTGATAACATTTAACGCCTCTTTCGTTTTGCCATAGCTGTTTTAACAGCCTTTTTAGCTGTTCTTTTAGCTGTTGCATTAGCAGCTCTACCCATTTTCGGTGGTCTACCCACTTTACTTCCGTATGTTCCTTTTCCGTAAGGCATATTATTACTTTCTGTTTTTAGCGGTCTTTGCTGACCGCTTAAATGCTTTAGCAGTTGGCGCACCTTTAGTACCCGGTTTTCTCATCTTTTCACCGCTACCAGCCTTGATGCGGCTTCGTTTAGCGTGGATGTTTGCGTATAGTCCTTTTTTCTTTGCTGGCATAAATCAACCTTTCTTCCACTTACTAGAACTAGACTTTGTTTTGCTGGGACTCCATTTAACCTTGTTGGCCCAATAAGCGGCAGACATAGGCCCGCGTGCTATGTTTGCAGAGTGGCGCGACTTAAACGCTTCGCGCTGTCCAGCCGTTTGATTTGTTTTAACTCCTTGCTGACCAAACCGAATAGTTTTGGTTTGACCACCAGACTTGGCGACTACAACATGAGACTTTGTAGGGTGACTTGGAGTACGCTTGGGTTTGTTATACCCGCTCACTCCGACTCTTGTTAATCTCGAATCTTTTTTACTTGCTGCCATTCTTCAAAAGCTGTCTTATCTTCAAACTTATGTAGACTAAACTTGCAACGGATATAGCCACCTTGAGAACAAGGTCTATCTCAACCATCCAGTTACCCAAACCTGTAGCACTAGCGATTGCAACTTTAAGATCATCAAAATTCATTCACTCTTTTCGCCTTGGTATTCTATGTCAAAGAAAGGCGTGTCTACTTCCAAAGAACCTGGCAAAGACTTACAACCACTTGCCATTACAACAATAAAGACCAGCGCTCCTATGAAAATTCCTAGTGTTATTTTATCAGTTCTACTCATCTTCTACCAGCTCCACTTTCATTACGCCACCCTCATCACCTTTCGGTAAGTAGGCTTCACCGCCATTGACAGGTAGCCTTTTCTCTACAATAAGAGCCTTTAACTGTTCGTTAGGTACAATCATTTTTGTCTGTCTATCAGTCATAAAGAAAGTGGTAGAGGTCAAGCCGAGTCGTATAACCCGTGCTTGCCTCCCACTAATGTAGAGAATTTCGTCATTCTCAAAACTACTACCCCAATAGATTAATAAACCTTGGGCAAAGTTAAACAAGATGTCCTTGAACAGCAGCGCACAAAACGCAGCAACAATCATCCACCCGTAGTGTCCGATTGCTTGTTCTGCTACGCGATCAAGTGCTGCATGATCTAGGACATTAGTCATTCACTGCTTTGTCTACTGTGTCTTCTTTTTCTTCTAGCGACTGATTCAACAAACCCATGAAGTGATTTCTCGCTCCAAGTGTCTGTTCCAAACTGAAGTTAATCTGACTCGCTTTGCGGTCAAGATCACTTACATGGTTTATTAGCGTGACTTGCTGTGAAGTCAAGTCTGCTACGTTGTGTTCTTCCCCGTTAATGATAACGGTTTCCTTCTTCTCTGGATTTTCTGAGTCCATAAAAATTATCCTTTAAGTGCTTTAACTTCTGCACTTAATTCTTGTACAGCTTTCAACAACGGAATCACCAAGTTGCTGTACTTAACCGCCAACTTCCCGTTCGCGCCGGTAGTAACCAAATCAAA